CTAATCTTTGAAACATTTGATTTTTTCTAGCAACAGTAGATAGTCTTGTCATACCATTGTATAATGAAAATCTAGGGTCAGACATTTCACCAAAAAATTCTCTAAATATTTTACTACCTTTACCAATCGGCTCGATGATGTCACCTTTTCTACCCGCACCTCTTAATGCAGAAGCTCTTCTTTTATCAGTTAATATTTTGCCTTCAGCATCTTTTACTAATACTTGTTTAAAAAATTTTTTAGTTAATCCATCATCGTTTTCTGCAGTTTTAGATGTGTATTTAAAAAATGGTAACTCGTTTGGCTTCTTAGCTGCAAGTGCGGTATCTACTAATCTATTTAATTGCTCGTCTACTTGGTTAACACTTTCAAAAGGTTTACCAGCTTTAGCTGCATATCTTACAAATAAATCTCTAGCATTTTTGTAAGCTTCATTGGTTGGTGTGTATCTAACAAATGGTAATACAGGTTTGTCTTCAAAGACTCTGTATGTACCACCTAAATAATCTTTCACCCTTTGACCCATGATTGATTTTAAAGGTGTAATGTTTTTCATGTCACCACCTAGCTTAGTAGCTGTTGAAATAAGAGTAGTAAAAGCATTTCTTGCTTTACCTAATGTACCAAACAATTGATTAATCTCTGGTTTTTTTAATCCTTTTACTTTTAATTTTTCTGTAAGATCAACTACTATATCGTCTTTGATACCTTTAGTTAGATCACCAGAAAACATAGCATCGTTAATAGTTTCTAATACCTCTGCTTTTTCTTTACCAGTAGATTGATTAAAAATAGTTTTTACAGTTGGAAACATTTTATTTAATGGCTTATCTATTTCTTTAACAAGTCTCATAGCTTCATTAGTGTCAGCCATAGTAGCTCCTTTTTCAGCCATCTTCTCTTCAAATATTTTTTGTGGTTTGGCACCTCTTGATCTTACTGCACTAAATATACTATTAAAAAATCTACTTAATTTTGAATTACTAAACTCAATATTCTTACCCATAGTAGCAGCTTCTTTAATTCCTCTACCTACACCATAAACAATAGGTGTAATAAACAAAGACTCACCGCCAAACTTAACTCTATTTAATAACTTTCTACCAGCATCTTTTGATGGATCTGCTAAAGCTTCATCATCTAAATCTGTTGGTCCTCCTAATACATCTCCAATACTTCCTATATCTTCAACGTTTGCTACTAGCGTTTCCCCCGCTGCTCCGCCACTAACTGCGGCTGCAAATCTTAATTTCTTAGCTGATTTATTTAATTCATCTGCTTTAGTTGCACCTTTAATTAAATCTGGTCTTTTAAGATCTAAATACTTATTTGCTTTTTTACCTGACAAAGCTTTAGTTGCCATCTTACGTGCAACATTAAAACCAATAGCTCCCGGTACACCAATCTGTACTAACGCTTCAACTAATCTACCTGCTGCTTTTTCTTGTGCTATCTCTTCAAATGGATTTATCTTATCAAAAAATACTTCTACGTCTGTTGCAAGATCTGTACCTGCACCTAAGTCAATTAACTCTGCTCCTAATGAAACTACACCTTCAGGTACTTTTATTATACCTGATGCCACACCTGCTAATGCTGCACTAAAAGCATTTCTTTCATTACCTAATTCTTCATCACCTAAACCCATGAAGCCTTCTGGATCGAAATCTGTATCGTACGCCATTTAGCCTCCTAGTTTTGTATTAGTTCTTCAAATGTAATGTTAGATTGTTCTATGAATGGGTTTCCATTTTCAGCTACACCAACTCTAGTGTAAGTATCTGTTATATCATCGTAGTAAACTCCAGGGTTTACATCTTTTTTAAGATTACCTTTTCGATATATTTTTTTAGCTCTAGGTAATTGTATATTTACATTCGCAGTTTTTAATCTGTCATAATTATTTAATTCAAAGTTTGATCTATTTTTAGCAGTAGGCATATCTTTCATGTCCCCTGATTTAACCATAGTTTCAGCGTAACTAAATATTTTTTCTTCTGGTGAATCTGTTTTTAAGAATGATGACTTAGCATAAGTAGAATCAATAAACTCACCCATTTTATCTTGTACTCTAGCTGCGTATTCTTCTGAAGTTTCAGTTTCTAATTGTGGACCCAAAGATACTTTAGCTTGAGCTCTTATTTTTTTAAGATCATCTTGACCTAAAGCATCAATAGCTTTTGCTCTTAGTGCAATATCTTCACTTCTTTGTGCTCTTCTATTTTTAATTAAATCTTGTAAAGGTTCTTTAGCTGCACCACCTGCTGTAGATAATAAACCTTTTAATCCTCCACCACCTGTAGGCGTTTGAGCCAATAAGTTAGGTCCAAACTGTAATAAAAAATCTGTTAAAGGATCGGAACTTTGTTGTTGATTACCTCTATAAGAGTCAACTCTTCCTTGAATATCATCTTCATTAAGTGTTAAACTAAGATCACCGTTTGCATAATTACCTCTATCTACAATACCAGTCATAACGCCTGTACCAACGTTACCACCTTTTCTAAACATAGGTCTTCTTAATGTTTTCATTTACTGTCCTAACCCAAAACCTCTATAGATACCTGCAAGCGTTGCTCCAGTTCCTAATGCTGTTTGAGCTAGAGTAGATGATGGTGAAATCTGTTGTTGAGTCTGACCTGGGTATCCAGCTATCAAACCAGTAATACCTGCACCTAATGCTTGTGCTGCCTGTAAAGGTTGTTGTAATTGTGCTTGTGCTAATTGTTGATTAGCTGATAATTGTGCTTGTGCCAATGCTTGATTCTGTGCACCTAAAGTTGAAAGTGCTCCAACGTCTTGACCTAAAAATCCTTGTTGTGCACTACCTAATTGTAATTGATTAGCCATATTCTGTTGAGCTAATTGTTGTGCTTGACCAAAACCTTGACCTAATAATTGTGCTTGTAATGCTGCTCGGTTCCTGTCGCTTGAAGCCTGATATTCTGATCTCATTACACCTTCTCTACCACCACCAAGAACACCAGCGCCTACAGCTTGAGCTGCAATACCAGGAATTCCTTTTGCTGATTGTACATCAAATTCTCTTAACGTTGTATCAATTATATCTTGTTGATATGGAGACATAAATTGTTGGTAAGCTGTTGGGCCTGTAGAAGCTCCAGCAGAGGTTAAGAAAGGTTGATAAGCACCAATACCTTGTTGAGCTAAAGCTTGTGCTTGTGCTTGTAATGGATCTTGTCCAGCTATAAATTGTGAACCTAAACTTTTAGAAAGATCAGCAGCTTTTAGTCCACCAACTGCTGTTGTTAACTCTTGTAAATATGGTTTAGCCGCTGCTTCAATAAACGGAGCTGGTAAAATTTGTTGTTGTACTACTTCAGCCATTATACTACCTTCGATTCTAGTTTTTTCATGGTGTCATACATAATCTGAGCACCTTTATCTACACTACCACCACCTGCTGCTTTTACAGCATCGGCAGTAAATACAAATTCGTTGTTTGATAACATTGCAGGAATGTCATCTGCTTTTTCTTTTACACCAACTGGAGGTATAAATCCACCTGTTTCTCTAAGGTCTAATTCTTTTACACCTTGAGGATTAACATTGATTGGAAGTCCTTCGATACCTGAAGCCATTTCTACTTTGTCTCCGAAAGCATAACCTATTCTACCACCATCAGCATAACCACCTTGACCTGATGTATATTCAGAAGTATCTCTAGCTACATTCTCTGCTATTTGATCTGCTGTGTATCCTAAATTAGAATAGTAAGATGCTAAATATTGTCTTAATGATCCTACATCTTGTGTAGCTGCAAGTGCTTCTTCATCACCTTCTTCAGCTGCGCCTAATAAAGCTGTCAATGCTGTTCCTCCAGCAAATACTTTTCCAAAATTTTTTAATGCTGCACCTTCTCCTGTAGACTTACTAAGAAATGCAGGCATAGATAAATTACCTAAAGTTGCAGCAATTCCTTGTTGTCCAAATAATCCTGTTGCTTCTCCTCCTAAACTAGCTCTGCCAAATAAACCACCTAAATTAGTTCCTGGTATACCAAATGCCAAAGCTGCTAGTCCGGCTGCTTTACCAACATCAGATTTAGCAAATTTTTTAACGCCTCTAGTTACACCTTTGACGGCTTTCTTAACGCCTTTTACTAGACTTCCTAATCCGTATAATTGTCTGGGTTCTTGCATTCTTGATATTGCCATAATTTAAATATATTTATACTGTTGAGCAGGCATAGATATCCTGAAAATACTACACTTTATTTGATTTTTGTATCTTCGTCAAGCGGTTTGGCATTTTTTGCAGGGCGTGTGCCTTGGTATAAATCATCAAAGAAACGACCACGATATAAGAACTCTCCGACGTGCGTAATAGTATCCATTACATATATATGTACTTTACCACCCATATCTGTCCATTTCTGACAGAAACCAAAGTCTTCTCCAAAATATCTTTTAGTTTTAAGATCATGCCATGTGTCAAACAAATTATAAAAGTTATCTTTTTTTTCTTCTTTACCATTAATATAGGTAGGTTGGTATATCTCTAATTCAGGGTGATTCTCAATCATGTCTTCAATAACATGTCTTTTAATTAACATACATCCAGTAGGCGCATGAGTTACTTCTATAATACCTTTATCAGCTATAATGTTATATTGATCTTCTACTTTAATTGGATAAGTAAAACCTGCTCTCGACATGTCTTCTGCAGAAGTAATAGCATCTTCTTTGTTGTTTACTCTTCTCCATACTTTATTCCAATCCATCATTTTCATTGGATAAGGACATGCAATAACATCTTTGTCAGCTTTTAACATTTTTTCAATAGTGGAAAAACTAAAATCAATATCAGAGTCTATAAATAATAAATGCGTATACTTATCTTTATGATTTAAAAATTCTGCTACACTTAAATTTCTACCTTGTGTAACTAAAGAAGATTTTAACAAAGTAAAACTAACTAACATATTTCTTTGTAAACATTCTTGTTGAAATTTTAAGACAGCTTGACAATAATGCATAGATACATCGCTATGACAAGGCGTACAAACCATTATTTTATACGGAGATCTACCGCCTTCACCACCTACATTTATTTCAATTATATTACTATCTCCTTCAACTTTATTAGTTTTTACAGTTTGATAAGTATCATTACTAGCCTCTGTTTTTTTATCCTCGTCAAACCAGATGGGTGTATTACTTAGTCTTGGCACTAATTGCTCCTGTTAAAAATCTTGTCCATGATGTGCCTATTTTATTCCAATTATAGTAAGCATTAACATAGCTAGATTGAGTTTCTAAATGTTTATGTATAGTTTCTTCATGTAATATATTTGCTGAAGCTTCTATTGCAGAAGCAAATTTCATTGAAAGCCTTCTTAAATCATTATCAAAAGGAATATACATAGGAAACTCAGCACCTGTTTCAAACAATGCACCAAGATTTGTTGTAATAGAATATAATCCACCAGCCATACATTCCAATAAAGATATACAAGATGTTTCTTCAAAGATACTTGGGTATGCATACATATTGTATTTATGCATATTACTTTTTATAAAACTATTTGGTTTATATCCTATGTAATTTACATTAGATAGTTTTCTTGCTTGTTCATATAGTTCTGTATATTCATGATCATTCTGATCAAAGAATTGTTTTCCATAAACTTCACAAGATGAATATACATCTAAAGTAATTAATGGGTTCTTAACTAATTGCATTGCACCAAGTAAAACAGATAATCCTCTCCAAGGTGTGTTTTGATGAATTATTCTAATAGGATCACCTTGTTTATAAGGTTTTGCTTTTTGTATTTTGTCTACACCATTTTTAATTACCAAACATTTTTCTGCAGGTAAACCAAACATCATTCTAAATTTTTCAAAAGTCCAATGAGAATTAAATACATACCAATCATATTTGTGATGATTAGATTTATTTTGAAACCAAGGAGCTAAGTTAGGTTGATCGTATGAGTTTTTTTGCCAAAGTATATTTAGTTTATTTGGATGTAATGGAATTTTTTCTGGTACAGAAGTTGTAATCTGCACTTGATCTAATAATTTTTTATCAACGTATTCTTCTAAATAGTTAAATTGTAATTCTGTTCCACCCTTAGGGTTTTGGTTTCTTATTATCATTGTTCATTACTTTCTGGAAAACATCCAATCCTTTCGGTGAGATCTCAACTGTAACATCGGTTACAATATCAGGACCCTCTACTTTCTCTTTAGACGTTTCGCCTGTTTTTGTGTTTCTATAAATTGTTGTAGTTGTACAATCTATTTTATATGGATCATTTGTTCCATGTGTGTGAGGAACATCTCCTCCTTCGTGAGAGTGAGTAACACCATTATCATGTGTATGTTGTGTTTTATTATCCGTTTTCATTCTCTCTGTTTATAAGCGCATAACTAATCACTACTTCAAGTTTGTTAGCTGTTTCTGCTTGCGCTTTTATAGCATCTCCTGCTTCTAAATTCAACCCCTGTTCTGTAGCGTTGACTGTACTTGTAGCAGGTATGTCCTTTCTAAAAAATTCTACATCTGTACTAGCAGATGAGTCTCTTAAATCACAATTAACTAATACAGCTCCTGTGCTGTTATTAGATACATACACAGATTTTATAATAGCAACAGCTGACGTAGATATAGTCAAAACAGTTGTCATAGCTGTTCCGTCTAATATTTTAGATGCATTTTTATATTGTATGCTCATGATAAAAAGTAATTAAAAGTATCTAGTTCGTTTTTTAAGTCTTGTTGAAAAGAAAAATTAAGTTGTTGTTTCATTGTATTTAAAGACTCCATAATCTGTCTTTGATTATCTACATCATATTCTTCTTTTGGTTCAGGTATATAGTTTGTTATTTTAGCCATTACACCACACCACCAATAGGACCTTCTATGGTTCTAACAAGTTCTTCTGCATAGCCTTTTTCTGATACCTCTTTAATTTGGCTATTGCTATACCCAGCGTTTTTTAATGTATTTAATTGTTTTAAATTAAGTCCATAGTCACCCAGGGTAGGTGTTGTTAAAGCATCTGCATATAAATCATCTAGAGCACCAACTTGATCCTCCACTGGATTAGCTAAATTAGGAACAAGTTCTTCTATAAATTGTTGAGAAGGTTTTTTCTTAGGAACTATTATTCCATTAGGTAATGTTATTGTTTCTACATCTTCATCATCTTCTACAAATTCATTGTATATATCAAAATTGTTTGGATTTACACTACCAACAATACCACGCATGTCATTTGTTGGTTGATTATATGTTTTACCTAAACCAAATTTTTGTCCAAGACCCCTAACTATGTTTCCTAAAATTCCACCACTTGTAAGGAAACTACTAAGACTTCCACCACGTGTTGCTCCAAATGCAGCTGGATTAAATGCTTTTGCTCTTGCAAGTACATCTGGACTTACTGTATTTCTACTATCAAAAAAACCTGGGTTAACTCTTTGTCCTGCTCCGGATGCAACAGCTGCTGATCTAAAATCTTGTACATCTTGATTACTCATTCCTGATGCTAATGTGTCTGATGTATTTCTTCCACTTTCAGCTGCACTAGCTGTTGCACCAGATACGTTCTGACTTGAATCTTTTGAACCAAAACCATTTAAACTCATGATACCTGATGGTCCCTTGTTGACACCACCTTTTAGTGAGCCGTGTAAATCTGATTTAATAAGTAAATTTTTTTCTGCTTCTGTTATGTAAGCTAATTCTGTTGTAGGATGATCTGGACTTGACTGCCATTTTAATGGAGCCTTAACTTGTTTTTGTTTACCAAGATAATTTTTTACACCACCCTGCACATCATATTTAATTTTTTTATCTACTGCCATTATCTTCTTCCGTCTGGTTGTGCATCTAATCTAAGTGTGCCATATCTCCATGACTCACCTACGGCTGTATTGGCTATTTGTACAGAAACTAATCTGCCTCTAGCTCTTGTATCTACTTTATCAGTCGTAGAAGTTATTGTAAAGGGTCCAAGTGGTGAGCTTACTGCTACATCATCTGGATAACTGCTTACAAATAAAGTTACTTGAGCATTACCTGTTTGATATTTAAAGTCAGGTATAAATCGTTTAACGGACATAAAAAATTCTCCATCACCTCTATAATCAGCAACCCCTGTTGCCTGACCCAAGGCGCTCTTACGTGAGGTAATATCCCAATCTCCAGATCTAATAAAAGCATCTATAGAAGTTGTGCCTGAGCTATTAACTTGATCTGTTCCTACTTCATGAGCATAGTAAATACTAGCTCCATATAGATTTGTAATACCTAATATATCTGGAAACACAGGTGTAGCTGTTTTAGTATACTCTGTTGCATATGGAGCATTAAATACCCCTTGATCTTGATATGTAGTTCTAGCTAAAGATGAAGTTGTCCAAACATTTTCTGAGTAATTATAAGTCACACATCTATCAACTTGCTCAGATCCATCCTTTGGATAGAACCAATTTATTTCTGTATATAAAGAATTAGGAGAAGAATAGATAACCTCTCTTGAATTTAAATTAATACCTAAATTATCTCCATCTGTGCTAAATACAAAATCTTCTACAAGTGATGGTAATGATTTAACTGTACCATCATAAACAAAAAAACCACCTTCTGCTGACATCCACCATACAGCACCGTTTGCATAAGACATAGCGTGTTGACCAATGCAACCACAGTTGGTACCAACTTGTCTAACAGAAAAAGTAAAAGGTGGACCAACAAATTGAATTACATAAGCTGCAAGATCAGTTGATACAAAGATATAATCTTTACCTTGTATAGCTGCTCTAATTTCATTACCAGTATCTAATCTAAATGTACCAGCCGTATTAGTAGCAGTTGGTGCATACGTATTTAAATCTTCTTGATTTGAAAATCTTACAAACATGGGATCTTGTGTTGCAGTATTTCCTATAGTTGTTTCTGTTCCAAAATGAAATAGATGTCTATCTCTATCTGATACAATAGAAATTCTTGTGGCCGTTGGATTGTTTGTCGTGTTAAAATTAGTTGTTGATTGCGAAGCTCTTTGACCTCTAGGGCTTGAAGCTCCAGCATTCCATGTAAAAGTTTTACCATTAAATACAGTTGCAACTAATACTTCACCAAAATTATCTAGACTCCAATTTCCTGGGTCAAGAATCACATCACTAGTTGCACTTTCAGTTCCCCATGTGCTAGATCCCCATAAATCCGTACCCCAACCATAACCTGCGGTTTGAAAAGTAGGACCTACTTCCACATAAGGATTAACAGTTGCAGCACCGGCTGCAGTCATACCTGAACCTCCTTCATTTCTCGAAGCTAATATGGTAAACTTGTCTACATCTGGAACTGTTTGTATTTCGTAAACTTGTTGTAATTCTGCAGGTGTGTAGTCTGAAGCACCTGTAACAGTCACACCAGATAACGTCACATATCTTCCTTTAGCTAAACCATGAGATCCTTTATTGATAGTCACAGTATTTGAACCATTAACAGTTGTTATAGTACATCCTGTAATAGCTGTATCTAATGGAGTAATGTCAAAAAAATTATTACCATAATATAAAAACAAACCTTGAGACGTTCCAATAGCTGTGTATTTTTCACCTGCAAAAGAACTGAAAGCGTGTTGTTTTCTAGCTGCACCCGGTAAAGTTAAAGACCCAGCGGTTAATTGATTCCAACCACCTATCTTTTCAGGTAATCCATATCTAAATCTAACAAAATCACCATCTGTCCATTGCCCTTCAGCACCAGATTCTGTGTCTTGTTTGTTAAAACCAGGCTTGAAATTTAGTTTTTGTAGCATATAATAGCTTATATATTAATTTTAGAATGAATGAAAGTGTCAAAAAATGAATTTTAGATTGTTTGAATTAATTGAAACTAAAGATTTTCAATTTTTAAAAATACATAAAAATGGCAATTTAAGTGTTATGGAGTGTATTAAATCACGTTATAGTCCAGAAGAGATAGTTTTTAAAAATCATTTATCTAAAAAAGTTAGATTTTGTATTATTAGAGATCCATATGAAAGATTTTTATCTGGGCTTAGATATGACCTATTAAGACACAACACAGATATTAAAGACATAGATGTTGTGAAATCTATTACGTCTAATGAAAATCATACAAGAAATATAGTAATCGGTAATTTAAAACATAGCACTTCACAGATTCCATATTTAATGAATGTTCAAGTAAGTCACTATATAGATATGAGTGATCTAAATATATTTTTAAAAATGCATTTTAATAAAACTGAACACATTAATGGATTTCCAAATAAATATAAGGATTCTAAATTTTATAATATTGAAGAATACATAGATAAAGAAGAGATAATGAAATATTTATATTTAGATTATTATTTTTACAATCATATAAAAACATCTCCTTTTTTGTGGGAATGGCAACACGGTACGATATTTTAATGATTACTGTTTTAAATAAAAATAATAAATTAAATGAAAACAAAAATAGTTTTCAAATTACTTATCCTAGAACAGTTAATATAATATTTGGTAGTTATCCTTATCCAGAGATTATTCATAATTTTATCATGGAAATTAGAAATAACTTAAAAAAGGATATGAAGGGATATACAAATGTTAAAGGTGGAATGACCAGTTGGATTCATTTTTTAAATAATCCTTCATTTAATAAATTTATTAGCTTTATAATAAATAAGTATCAAATAAGTCATCCAAATATGTTTGAATATTTTTTTGAAAAATATGTCATTACCAATGCTTGGGGCAATGAAATAAAAAAAGGAGATAGTTTAACTTATCATACACATAATTGTTATCATGGTATTTTGTATTTAACAAAGGGATGCGATTTAATATTACCAGAATTAAATATTAAGATACACCCTGAACCTGGTGATTATTACATCTTTCCCCCAGAAATAAAACATGGTTTTGATAAGGTTAATGAAGAAAATAATAGATATAGTCTAATATTTAATATAGAAGAATTTAATCAGTTTGCATTTTTAAAAAAATTAAAAGATATCGATGAAAGAAAAAACAGTTAACATAACTAATTTTGTAGGAATTTATGACAACTACATTACTCCAGAGGAATGTAATAAAGCTATTAAATTATATGAAGATCAAAATAAATTTAATAAAACTATAAATAGAATAGCTTCTGAAAAAACATCTATTTTACAAAAACAAGATCAACAATTTTTTGCAAATGCAAGTAATATAGAAGTGTGGTGGGAAGAATTAAAACCTATGATGTTAAATTTTGAAATGGCTTGGAAACATTATTCTAAAAATGTAGGAGCTGATGATGCCTATGGAAGTCCTTTTAATTTTACCACTTTAAAAATTCAAAAAACTTTACCTACGGAGGGTTATCACGTTTGGCATCTTGAACATGGTAAAGGATTTGAATCTGAATCAAGAGCTTTTGTTTTTTCTATTTATCTGAATAAAGTAGAAGATGGTGGAGAAACAGAGTTTTTACATTTTTCAAAAAGAGTAAAACCTGACACAGGTAGAATAGTTATCTGGCCTGCAGGTTTCCCTTACGTTCACAGAGGTAATCCACCATTATCAGGTGAGAAATATATTTTAACTTCTTGGTTATTATTACGATGAATATGATGTAGGTTTTGCGCCTAATCTTGTAATTTTATCACTTTCAGTTTCACCGTCGACATTATTTTCATCCCAATCGGTTTGTAATCTACTTAGATGAGCTGAATCCCATCTAGAAATAAAATCTTGAAGGTTACCTAAATTTGCATCTTCCCAAGTAGAGTGAGGAGTGTCATCTCTATATTCCACCGTATCACTAGGGTTAGGCGTTCCATATTGAATAGCCCAAATATTTGACCATTTAGATAATCCCCAAAAATCATTATCATCAATAATGTATCCTATTCCTTCAACAGCGCCTTCGGCGTAATTTTTAAGAATTAATTTATCATCAAATACTACTGTCCATTGTGCTTTTGTTGCCATAATCTCTCCTATGTTTTTATTATGTATATCACAGTAAGATAAGGTTGCAATACTAAAGTTGCATCGCCTGTAAAAGTAGAGCTCATGTTGTGAGAATGACCTTGACCTGATCCTGCACTATTTGATGCTAGATTAGCACCGCCATTAGATTGTTGGTACATCTTATCTTGTTGTCCACTAGTTTGTGCTGGAGTTGAGTGAGTATGCGAGGCAAGTTGAGCTGTGGATAAAGTAGCGTTTGCCGTTGACCCTGCAACGTTTCCAGTTGATGCTACAGTATTTGCTCCACCAGTAGATGCTAAAGCTTTGTTGTTAGATTTTCCGACTGCTATGTTATCTTGTAAATCAGGCACTAAAAAAGTGCTTGAACCGTCACCAGCTCCATAAGTTGTACCTATAATAGCAAATAAAGCTGAATAAGTAGATCTTGAAACTGCTTGACCATTACATTCTAAAAATCCAGTTGGCACTGAACTGTCAGACCATGGCACAATAGTAGCCGTAGGAATACCCTCAATACCTGTAAGGTTCGCTGCGTTAAAATTATATTTAGTTGCTTCGTAGTTAGACATATTTTATTTTTCCTATGTTTTTATTATATAGACTATTGTTAAAAAAGGTTGAACAACTGAGGATGCGGTTCCTGAAAAATTTGCACTCATGTTATGAGAATGACCTCCCCCTGATCCTGCGCTGTTTGTAGAAATACTTTGTCCCCCTGCTTTTGTACGAGGAATAGCACCCATACCGCCAAAGTTTCCTACATTTGTATTGTGAGTATGTGAGGCAAGTTGAGCTGTGGATAAAGTGGCATTTGCTGTTGATCCTCCAATATTTCCTGTAGCAGTTACGGTGTTAGCTCCCATGGTTGATGCCAAGGCTTTGTTGTTAGATTTACCTATACACACATTATCTTGTAAATCAGGTAGTCCAAAAGTAGAAGAGCCGTCCCCTGCTCCATAAGTTGTGCCTATTATTGCAAATAACGCAGAGTAAGTAGATCTTGAAACGTTTGCTCCATTACATTCTAAAAATCCAGTTGGCACTGAAGATGAAGACCATGGAATAATCGTTGCTGTGGGAATACCTTCTATTCCTACAAGATTAGCTCCGTCAAAATCATATTTAGTTGCTTCATAATTAGACATATTTTATTTCCTTTAAGTTTTTATAATATAAATTAGTGTTAAAAAAGGTTGAACAACTGAAGATGCGCTACCTGAAAAAGTTGCACTTAAATTATGAGAGTGACCTTGACCTGATCCTGTACTACTTGTAGCTACTGATGACCCACCAAATTTTGTAAGAAATGCTTGACTTCCAGCTGCATTTTTTTGACCTGCAGTTGAGTGAGTATGTGAAGCAAGTTGTGCTGTTGATAAAGTTGCATTTGCTGTAGAACCAGCAACGTTTCCAGCTGCTGCCACAGTATTTGCACCTCCTGTTGATCCTAAATTTTTAGTATTAGATTTTCCAACCGGTACGTTATCTTGTAAATCAGGTAATCCAAAAGTAGAAGAGCCATCTCCAGTTCCATAGGTTGTACCTACAATAGCAAATAATGCAGAATAAGTAGATCTTGAGACGTTTGCTCCATTACATTCTAAAAATCCAGTTGGAACAGAACTATCAGACCAAGGGACAATTGTAGCTGTTGGGATGCCTTCGATTCCTGTAATATTAGCACCATCGAAATCATATCTGGTAGCTTCATAGTTGGACATGGATTATTTCTCCGTGTAAGTCCATCCTGTTGTAGCATCTCCAGAAAAAACTAATGAAAAAGCGGCACCTTGTGTATTAACTACAAGATCAGATGCTGCATTAGCTATATTAGAAGAGTTTCTACCAACAGTCAATGCGTTAGTATTGAAATCATAACCTTGATCTACAAAATGTACTTCATCTCCTGTAGCAGGTGATGCTGGGAGAGTAGCTGTAACTGCTCCACCGTTTGTATTTACTAAAAGTTTAGCACCAGCTTGAACTGTTTCTGCTGCTGATATTGCTCTCCAATTTCTTTGTTCATGAAGTTTAACAACATTTGTTCCATCAGAATATAATGTGTAATTATTTCCTTCACATAAAAGAACACCTGTTCCAGATGCAGTTTTAAAAGTTAAAGTATTTCCAGCATGATCACATGCGTCTTGAACTTGGTAAGTTTTTTCTATTGAATTTGGAATACTAACAGTAAGGTTAGAAGCTAAAGTCCCTGTTAATTTAATAACATCATTTTTACCATTAGATACTGCACCATTAGTAAAAGTTAAAGATCTAGCAGCGTTAGTTATATTGAAAGTAGTAAAACCACCAATAGCTTGTTCTAAGATTAAAAGGTTAGTGTTAGTTATTTGTCCCCAAGTTCCTGAGTTTTCCCCAGTTGCTTGTACTGTAAGTTTTAAATTTGCTGATGTTGAATTCGCCATATTAAATTCCTTATATCGTTTATTTTATTAAAATAAAGAGAAAGTGTCAAACTCTTTATGCAACGACTTCCCTCCATCCTGGAGGATCTATTGGAGCGGAACCGGTATTTACTTCGTTCCAGATAAGAGCATTACCACTTCCTACTGTTGTAGTCAACCCAAAACCATTAAAAGTTGCTGTAACATCTGTAAATCCAGACACTGAAGCAACCCTTGCTAATAGAGGATTTCCAGTAACATTTACTTGTTGATTTAAGTCTACTGTTTCATTACCTAAAGCAGCACTTAATGCAAAACCTGTTACACTAGAAGCAACATCCCCTTGCATTCCAAGAGTACCTAAGGCACCTATCATGAAGTTTCCAGTTACTGCTGCATCAGGCGCAGGGTCAACAACACCTAAAGTTAATTGTGCTACGTTTAAGGTATTTGCAACAATAGTTGCATCTCCAGTAACTTCTGTTGGAGATCCTAAAGCTGCGGTCATTGCAATTCCAGAAACATCTGCTTGTACCGAACTACCTGCATCACCCCAATCGTTTATACCCCATTGAAGTCTGCCCCAACCTGTTAAGTTAAATGCTTCAACAGTTCCAAGTCCCATAGAAGCTGCAACACCTGTAGGCATTGCATCAGGACTAGCGTCAACTGTTCCTAAATTATTTGTAAGTGCAAAACCTGTTAGTGAAACTTTTGCTAAACCAAAAGCTGTTACGGTTCCAAGACCGGTCGTTAATGTTTGATTATTATTTGTAGATGGACCTGTGTTAGCATCAGCTGACGTAGTAACACTTCCAAGATTTGCGGTGACAGCATCACCAGGGGCTATAAGAGTACCTGCAATACCCCAAGCTTGTTTTCCCCATTCAACACGACCCCAACCTACATTAATTTCTGTTGTACTTGACTCGTCTCCGAGTGCTGCGGACATACCAAACCCTGTAGGGATAACTGTTGGATTAGCGTTATCACTCCATTGGTTTTGACCCCAAGAGCCAGTATTCCAAGTTCCTGATGCCATAGGAGGTTACCTCCTAATTAACCAGAGATTCTTAAAATCGCTGCTGTTGATGTTGGTGCTGGAAACTGAACTGTAAACGTACCTGAAGTAGCTGTTTTATCTGCTCCGAAATCTAAAACACAAACTGCAGAGTTAGTAGTTGCAGATGATGTGTTGTAAATTAAAGCTCCTCTTGCTGTCAACGTAACGTTTTGAAACGACAGGTCAGCAAAATCTGCTCTTGCAACACCTGCTGTCAAAGAAGTAGGATTGTTTACAAGTGCTCCACCACCAGATGTGTAGTTTGATGAAGTAACTTCGTTACCTGTTGTGAATGAAGTTGTTGATGAGTTAAGAGTAGCTGAAGAAGTATAAAGAGCTAACTTATATTTATCACCACCAGATTGTTTAAAATTAGAATCACCCTCTAGTAGTAACTTTTTAAAGTTGTTTGCAATTGCTTGTGTTATAGCCATAATTTATTCTCCTATTTACCTATACGAGGAACACCACTTTGATATTCGTCTCGTCTTCTTCTTCCCATTTGTTCAATAGAGAAGCCTTCTACCACTTGTTTATACTTTTGTTCGTATAATTGCAAGAGGTCTTGTGGCCCTTTTAGAAAACCATAAGCCTCGACAAGGCATGCATACAGAAGTCCATTGGGAAAGTTTGTACTTATATATGTTGTTGTATTTGTACTCGATAATCCGGGATCTTTCAAGATATAATTTAACTGAATTATATAAGTTTGATCAGGTGTAGGAGCTACAATAATTCTATTTTTGTCCCACCAACTATAATATTTTGGTACACCAGTTACAGCAGTTGGGTTAAATTCTGACATAAAACTAGTGTCTCTCCATTGTAAAAAATCTCTTTCTTGATTAGTATTTCCATCAGCTAACTCAGAGTCTACAATCTGAGCAGATCTAATAACTAAAGCATCTGTTGGAGCATCTATAAATCTAGTAGAAGCTATCAGATTAGCAGTAGCATATCTTCTGTTATTATCAGAATCTATATCTCTAAATATTCTAAATTCAGCATCATTGATAACACCATTTAAAATAGTGTCAGATAATACTGTTGATCCTACTTCTGTATAGTCTCTAATTTTTTGTAATAATTCTGTGTATGTCATCCTTGTTTAGTATCCAGCGGTCCAGCTAAGACTTGAATACCTCCTCCTGTTTCTGTACTCGAAGCATTTGAAACCAAGTTAAACGTATAACTATTTTCTAAAGTTATTGTAGAAGGTTGGCCTGCTTGTTGTTGAGTTGTTTGTACCATAGTTATTGAATAACCGCCAACAATAATTGCACCTGAATTATGAGCACTGGCAGTTGTGTTTTTAGGTAAGACTCCTCTAAATTGTGAGTTAGTCCCTCTCACACATCCTGTTAAATCATTACTTGATTTACCAGTGTATTGAATAACTTCATTATTAAAATAAGAATCTCCATCATCTGATACATCTACTTTTTCAATCATAAAAAATCCTGCTGTAGGAAAAGCTGAAGCATCTGTTAAAGAAATAGTTGTGTCAGTTGCAGTTATGTTTGAAGCTAACGTTGTAGTTAACTCCAATGTAGATTTTGCTACACCACCAACAGTTTGGGACTTAACTGCTTGAAATCTAACAATGTCATTATTTACTCTTGAACTATTTGGTTCTGATACAGTTACTAAAGTTGAACTTGAAGCTGTTGTAAAAGGATTAAGAGGTAAAAAATCTGTAGTTCCAAATTCTGTTCTTGCAGGTCTAGCAGTTTCTAAACCTTGTGGATCTGATACAAAAGGACTTGGCTCTAATTGTGGTTGTTTACGTTCATATTCTGAGTAATGCACAAACGCACCATTCCATTCTGTTACCATTTCTCTCCACGGAAAAGCTAATCCGCTTCGGTCAGAGATTGCTAAAGCGTGTTTCCCTTTTGCAAACTTTGCCATTAAAACTCCGGATAATAAGTTTTGGGTGATAGGTAAACACTGGCAGATGAACCATCTTCAGCTAATGCTCTTTGTAATTCATCTTCATAATATAATTTCATTTCTTGTGTTCTTTGAGGAGCCTTCTTTTGTGATACATAGTAAGCTAAACCTGCACACATACAAGGCACAAATCTATTAACCACATCTGCTTCGTTAGTATATTTACCTGCGTCTTGTAATCTTTGTAAGTAATAAAAGAAAACAAAATCTCCAACTTGAGAAGTACCTGGAGTTAAATATAAAGTTACTGTAACTCTATCTATAAATCTTTGTACCCAATATTGTGAAGGTTGACCTGTAGAAGTTTTATTTGAAAAAGCTGAATACTGTGATCTGTTTACTTTTGATAAAGGTGAATCTACATTATCAGCAGTTCTGTAACTAGACTCTAAAAGATCTGAAGCCATATTTACAAAATTATTTACTGAATCATTTTGTGCATGAGAAGCAGCTGTTGTATCATCGATTCCTCTATCAGCTGTTGAAGAAACAATTAAATTATTTCCTGAAATAGAACTGTATTGAATTATTTCATTATTGATTTTTATTTTACCTGAAGCAGGCATCTGGGCCACAGAAGCAACAGGAATAGTTAAAGTAGTTGCAATAATAGCAGATGTTAAAGTAGTTGTAATTCCGTCTGATGCACCATCGCTTGGTGATCTATAAATTACATATTCGTTTTGACCATTGACTAAACTAAATGAATGTTCTCTAACTTGCCAAAAATGGATACCTCTGTTGTCCCATTCTTGAAGCATTATATTTAATGATCTTCTAGCTGAACGCAGGTCATTACCTGAGTAATCAAAGAAACCTAATCTTTCAAAAGCCTCAGTTATAATATCGTCGATCGAGAATGTTTTCTCGAATGTAGTTGTGCCTGAAAAAGCCAAGTTGCCTCCTACGAGTTACTTCCGCCGCTATGAAAAACAGTAATAGCTGTAATCTGCTCTGTAGTAAAACCTGAAACCACTGAAGTTTTAAATAAAATCGGTACAGGAAAATTTACTGTCATATCATGAATATGAGCACCTTTATTTATTTTTACTTTTGAAACTGTATCGTCTTTAAGCTCTAAGACTCCAGCTTGGTTAGGAC